TTACATTTAGAATTACTATTGTTGTTTGAGCGATGATACTAACTGCGATAAATGCTTTCCAGCCTAAATAAAGTTGTGCAACGTATGGAAGTCCTACGAATAAAAGAAATGCTAGATACAGCTCTGTTGCATTAGACTTAATTTTAGCTATGGCTTTTTTGATTTGGTGCAATATATTAGTCTCTGCTTATATACTACTAATTATAGCAGATAGTGTTAGCGTACTGACCAGCTATAGTCTACTACTTGATTGTTAGCTGCTCTCTCATAAATAGTTGCTAAAGTATCTACTCCATCATCATGTTCATTCTTTGAACCAGCAACATAACCTAACACTTCCTGAGCAAACTCTGGATATTTGCTCGTCCAGTTAGGCGGCATGTAGACATTATTCTGCACCCATGCACTTGATGTTAGTATCCTAGCTTCTTTGTTAGAGTTCTGGGGTGTCCACTTAACGACAGTTTTTATATTACCTAAGTCTTTCAGTTCTCTTTCAATGTTTCGAGCATAGCCTTTACCGCCATTATTACTTTCAAACTCTGCTTCGGTAACTTCACCACTGTTAATCATCTTGGCAACTTTAGGCTCTGTTATCTCTGCTTTCTCTGGCGAATAATAAACATCTGTAATATAAACTTTGCCATCTTTTTCACACCAGTTAATAGAACAAACATTATCTTTTCCTTGATCTGCTATGTCAGTATTGTTTTTCTTAATTGGTACATCTGGCAAGCTATCCCATTCAGAAAAGCCTTTATATAGTCTACCCTCAACGTCCATTGGCTTCTGTAGGTAGTTAGCTTTGAATACTTCTGGTCTTAATGTTCGTTTAGCTTCTATCAACTTTTCTTTGCTCATGATGGTCGGCTCTAGCATTTCATCTTTGTCATTCATAGCAGGGAAGTCTATTGAAACAACATCATCACCGTAAAAGTCTATTACACGACCTGAGAGGTCAGCTTTAGCCCATCTCTGCATAACAAATATAAACTTATAGTTATCACCATCGGCACGACTAAATAGCGTGTTCCTGAACCAATCAAAGTTAGCTTCATGCACCCTAGCATTCATGGCATCAACATGGTTCTTAATAATATCATCAATAATGAAGTAGTCAGCTCTTGAGCCTGTTAATGCACTTGTAGGACTTGTTGCTCTATAAGATGGTTCTTCGCTGTTCTCTAGCTCCCATTTACTTTTAGTTGCAAAGCCCTGTTTAATTTTGGTATCTGGGAAAATCTCTGGATATGGAACTCCGTCTTTACCTGAGTTAATTCCAAGTATCGTATCCCTAATCTGAGTTGAGAATGTGCCTGATAAGTCACCAGAGTTTGATGCACCAATTACTCGGTTGCGTGGGTTCTTGCCCATTAACCACATAGACAGGTTCTTAGCTGTAAAGCTTTTGTAGTGTCCCGGTGGTAATGATAGAACTAAGTAATGCCTATCGTTGTTTTCTATAAAGTCTTGTAGTGTTTCAGCTACGTTCTTTAGCAGTTTACGTTCTTCTGTGAAAAGTTCTGGATATAGCAGCTTCTCAAAATCCCAGAAGAATCGTCTTGCTAATTCCTTGCGAGCTTCAAGCCTAACGTACTCTGGTATTTGACTCATTAACAACCTCTACGTTTATTTCTGTTCTTGCTATTTTCTCGGACAATCTAATCAATAAACCAGCTATGTAGTATCTGACTATATATTGCTTTCTGTTCAACCCGTTATAACTAGTATTAATCCCTATAGTTATTTTACCAATATCATTATTTTTCATTAATTCCCTGCTAGTTTTTTGAGTTCTTCTACGCTTAATTCTGTGATGGGGTTTATGTTATGAGTGACTTCTTGCTTTTCAGTTATTCTACTTTTAAGTTTATTGTACTCTTTTATCGCACCTAGTTTAGATTTCAAGTCTGTGTGTTGAGTTAGCAAAAAAGCGAGTTGTTTATCTACGGCTATATCATTAAAGCCCGATTCTTCTAGTATCTGATTGATTCGATTGTAGACAATAACATTTGATAACAGGCGTGATGCCGATGCTTGAGCAGATTTATACCAGTTAGGTCTGTTAGTTTCTGGGTCGTATGCTTCTATATATGCTTGTGTACCATTTCCAAAAAACTCTACCTCAGTAGCATACAATTGACAAAACCTTTCTTGCTTTGGTGTCAGCTCTTTTGTTTGTTTTTCTTTACCCATGATTTTATTATACCTTACTATCTCTTTCACAATATTCACAACCGTCCATTAGAAACATTCCTCTAATGGTGTTTGCTCATCTAAATAACAACCAGTGGGTTCTATCTTACAACCACCACCGCCTGTTGGTCGTGTTCCTTGTGGGCAAGATACGGCTTTACTTTCCGTTACTTTCCGTTCAGTCTTAATTGTTTTCGGTTCAACTACGTTTGGCTTTGATTGTGTTACGTTCAGTTTACGTTCAATAGTTGGCGTTGTCGGTTCGATTACGTTTGATTTAGTTAATATCGGTTCAGGTGTTATTGATTTAGATGATGGGTCAGTTCTATTAACAATTGACTCGGCTGATAAGCTCTGTGCCGTTAAGACCAATAAACCTATAGCAAATAGGATAGCTAGTATGTAAATTGTTATGTTCTTAGTTTTCATAATAAAACTCCGTACTAATTAAATTTTTAACTGGCTGATCGTACTTAATCTTCTTTGCTGTAGCCTTTAGAAACTTCTCAATCTTTTTAGTGTCAGGCTCATGGCTAATGAGTATTAAACTGTAGTTTTTGAAGTCTTTAGCGTACCTAATGATTGGTTTATCAAGTGACTTAGTATTAACCACTATTCCCCTGTTAATAAAATCATAGTTGTAGTAGGTTCTAACATCTAGGCTTTTGACGTTGATATTATTCCAGACTGAAACTCTATTTAGTTCTGGTAGACCTGATGTTTTAGCCATTTACTTTGCAAGCTTCCTCATAGAGTCGGATAACTCTTAGATAAAGTTTATGATCGTGTTTCTGCAAGTAGTCCATGTTAAAACCCATGCTATTTAAGTTTGCCTTGTAAGCTGTTGAGCTGATTGCCGTTGGCTGATCTTCTCGAATTGTTATTTTGGTTGTTTTGTTCATAATGCGTGACACTATCCTTGTTTAGTTACTCTCATTATACCACTAATCTAATCGGTTTGAAATGCTTTAGGTATTTCGAATATATATGTTTATCGTAATATCCTTGTATTCATGGATATTTGGTTGCGCCGTCTGATTAGCTCTTGACGGCTTAGGGGTGTTGCGTTTTCGATGAACTCCCTGAACTGTAACCTCTCTATCTCTTGTCTTACGTGAAGCCATTCAGCGCGTTTACGAGCGTTTAGGCTGTATAAGTCGTAGTTAGCCTCAATAGTATCTATTGCCCGTGCTGTTGCCTCTACATTAACACCGGGAACAAGAATAGCACCCTCGCCTATTCCCTCTCTTACATGAGGCGTGTCAACGTGTACGCTTGGTATTCCGTACCCTGCCGCTTCAATAGCTGACATTCCATAGGTTTCATAACGTGATGGAACGAGGAGTATTCGGGTTTGCTTAAAATACTTTTCGACTTCTTCTGGTGATACTCGTGGGTGTAGTTCAATGTTAGGTATATCTTTTACAGCTTCCTCGATGTTTTCAAGTCCATGCGTAGGCTCTGCTGGTGAGCGTACAATAATAAACCTTTTATTCGGGTAGAGTTTAGCGAGTTCAGTGACTGTTTCAACGCCCTTGTTTTTTAATGACGAGAGAAGCGTATATGCGTCACCCTTTGTGTATGTTTGTTTAGGGAGTGGGCTGATAGGAGGGTGAATGACTAAAGCGTTAGGCTCTCCCCATTCAATAGCGGATGTTCGACTGTTATAAATGCCATAATCAGCTTCTTTAAGTCCTTGTACAATGTTACGCCCGTATCGTGGTGGCGTGTGAACACTAACGATAGATACTGCTCCAGCCATTCGTGCTGAATGAACCGCAGCGAGTGATAGTTCGTTTTGCCCTATTACGACATCAGCTTCTAGCCCCATGAGTTGCCTTGATATAGGGCGTGGGTTCGTCTGAATATCCAAGACGTTTGAAGCCTCGATTGGTTGAACCTGTACTCCCTCGAAAGTATACGGTTTTTCTGTCTTAGTAAGAACGTGTTTTGCCCCATCTACAATCTGCATAGTACGGTGTAGAGACACTTCGCCGCCCATATTCCACTCTGGAGGATAGCCGTGAGATAATGCTACAACTGTTTTCACTAGAGCGCCTTTCGTGCCTTTTCTAGCCCTTCGCCGTCTCGCCACGTTTCAAAGGCTTTCTTATCGAGTTCACGCTTTACTTTATCGTTAGCTTCCTCATACGTCTGGTCGTTAGGTGCTTTTTTGTTCCAGCGGTGGAGGTGAGTGAGCTTTACATCTTTCAAATAAATGAGTTGCGTTAGCTTTCCTAGTTCTCGCCAGGCGTTATCGCAGAATAGGTGACGGCTTCCCGGTAGTCCAATCCAGCCTAGCTTTTTGTACATTTCAATAGGTACTACAACGTGAGTAGGGAGGTCTTGCCCGTGTAAATGCTCAAGCCCGTCGCTTCCGTAGACAACACCTAGCTTGTTATTGAGAGCCTGTATCATCTTTACGTCCCAGCCGATAGTTTCAGGGAGTACATCATCGCCTAGAATTGCGATGTGCGTAAAGCCTCTTTCTAATGCGAGTTGTGCAAGCTCGTCAAGCGACTTTGTGAAAAATAGCCTATCGCTTACGATAATCTCGGCGTTTTTAATCTTTAGATAGCCGTTTAGCTCAGGGTCGTCCATATCAACCCGTGCAAACACCTTATAGTCACCTGTGCAAGTGTTCTCTAGTGCTTCGACTAACCTTTTGAGGTTGTGTGGTCGTCCTCTCGAAGGTACTGCGACGGCTAATTTTGCCATGATGTTACTCCCCTACCTCTTTCACACTGTGATGGTTCTGGGAGTAATTCGTGTAATTCAGCCATAAACATACTCGTAGACACGATGTCATTGCTCACAAACTCTTCACCCCTTATTTTGTGGTCTGCTCGTAGCTCTGGGTCCGTGACAAACATACTGCCGTAGAGGGATCGTGCGAGTAGGGTTCTAAACTGCTCTCGTGAGTGGTCTTGCGTAATAATGTCAGACATTTGCTTGCGCCTACCCCTGTCCATAATCATCGGGGTGTGCATATCGTAATCGAGCGTTGGTAGGTTGCGGCTTTGCAGCCATTTTCGGGTGTAATCTCGGTTGGCCTGGTGCGGTCCCCTACCTGTTTGCCTCAGTTCACCAGCGTACCAGTTTTTTATCTCGATAGGTGCTAGGCAGAATACGTCATCATTGGAGAAGATAAATGTTTCTGGGGCTACCTCTAGACCTGCTCTAATCTTCATCTCAGCGTCTATATAGCGGTTGGGGTGCGGTCGGGCTTTAACGTGGGTTACGTTCTGCACCCAGTCAGGCTTATCTCCACAGAGGATTACTTCGCCGTTCCATTGTTTGATGTTTTTCAAGGCTCTGAGTGTGTATCTTAGCTCTAAACCGTTATCGTGGGTTTGCTTGAATGGAATTAAGATTGGAAGCTTCATAATCGGGTTATTGTTTCGCCATCATCCATAAATGGAAGTAAGGTTCTATTTTGTTTTATGCGAGTTGTCCATGCAGCTTTACTGTTAATAACTCGCACTTCAATACCTTGCCCCCTAAGTTCTTTCGCTCGCTGTTTATCTTTTGTAGTGCAGAGACACTTAAAGTATGCAATCTTCATAATGCCCTCGACAATGCTATTGAGCCACCTAACACGGCAAAGTATTCCATGAAGTTAACACCCATGATTAAGCTGATTGGTATTGCTATCCATACGGCAAGACATACTGCACAATCTGGTAAACCTAGCTCTCTTATATCAGCTAGTAAGCCAAGTGGTCCATCATACTGAGCCAATAAGGTAGATAGAGCGTAGGTAGCGAATACAGCGATGATTATCGGCATAATGTACTCGATCGGAATTGTGAGTTTATCTTGTGATTTCTAGCCATGTAAAACACTTCGTCTATTCTTATTATACGCCTTGATAGTATCTCATCAGCAAAGTCTTGTAAATTGGCTTTGCGCGTTTGGCTGTAGTTGTGGAAGCATATCGTCTGTTTATTGTAGGTCATTAAAACGGTGTTTTGATTAAATTGAAATGTAATCCCACTGATACACTTTTGCATGGTTGAGTTATAACACTTAGTGGAGTGTTTTGGCAATAAGCCCTGCTCTCCTACTACTAGGATTACCGTCAGGCAGATTATTACAGTTACAACCTAATGGGCAAGGATAGTCATACACTTCTGCATCTATCAAGTCGGGTTCTCTCTCACTTCCCCATCATTTGTACTACTGCCTAGTAAGAGTGCCGGTTCACATTTAGTCAGGTCGGCTCACCTGTAGACAGTACTACCACGCAGTTTTGTTTAGGCTGCAAACTAAGATTTGTAATAATATTTGTTGACAAAAGAATTTCAGTTGGGTTACAATTAAAGTAACATCAAACCAGCCGTCCGAAAGGGCGGTTTTCTTTTTGTCTTAACTATCTTGATTTTTAACATCAAACCAAAACAGTTGATTCTATATTATATTAATCGTAGTTTTTTGTAAACACAAAAGCCCCATTAAACGGAGAGTCTTGTTCAATAGGGCTATCAATATGATACACTAGATTGATCCACCAGGATGCAGAAGATTTTGAACCTTTCATCTGCTAAAGCCACTGGTGGATTTTTGCTTGTGTATAACTTTTAAATAATCTTTGATGAAACTATTTACATTCTATTATGCGTATGTTAAGATTAAAGTACATTAAAAGAAAGGTTTAAATAATGAAAATATCAACAACAATCAAAAAAGAAGTCATCGAGGCTTATGAAGCTGCCGGGTTCACGCAGACGAACGACGGTGTTCTAAAAATGGACGAAATCCAAATCAATGTATATGACAATTACGTGTCGGACGCTGAGGGTAACGAAATCAGCTACGACGAAGCCGTAGTAGATGCAGGAGAGTTCTAATCAGTCGAATAATGGTCAATAATGAAATGAGGAGTGCAACAAATGAAAATATCAATCAAACAACTAGGTATCAGCAAGCATATCCAAGTCCGTAAGATGGGCAGTTATGAGGCTCAGATGACTAGGATAGAGGAAAAGTTCCGGCAAGCTAATGCTAGGCATCAAGACGTAAAGAAGCGTGAAACTATCGATACGCAGATAATGAGCCCCACACCGACACGCAACAATCAAGCTATCGGTAACTTCCCCACAGGCTACGATGAGGCTAGCTATGGCTGTTAAGGCAACAATCACTAAACAAGTTACCGACATGGCTAAATACGGCATCACAGGGGCAAATAGATGGGCTGGCGATGTCGTCATCAAAAACGATCAATCCATCAACGTGCATGGTAAGTATTTTCCGACAGAGAAACAGGCTAGTGATTATGCTGATAAGGTTGCTAAGGATTTAGCATGAAAGGCAACCTAACCAAGTTCGACATCATGTACCAACGCTTTGAAGTTGATATGAAAGCGTCTAACGACCCACAAGACAAACGAATGTATACAGTTGATTACGAGATCAAGCCAAGCAGTCGAGCCGTTCTAATAGGCTCTGTGAAGCTAATGCTGGATAGATACGACACGCAAGGCGAATACCTATTTCAGCAAGAACATCAAGTTTTGTTTAAAACTATTGAAGATAAGATTGAGGAGTGGATTTATGGATGAAGAATTAGCTGGCAGATTATTAGTGGCATATTCTAAAAGAAGTCCACAGCTAGATATACTAGCAGAACAGATGTTTATTTTTAGTACTCAGCATGGACTTCCACCAGATATGTTTTTATCTAAGATTGATGGCCAGCAATTACTTGATTTAGATGAGAAAACCTACATTGTCAGTGAATATTTGAGCAAAGTGTTAGAACACAAGCGATTGTCTGGAATTGAAGAAAAGAACCTGAATAAAGTTAGACGTAATAATAAAAATATAATGATGAAAGTTATTCAAGGAAAGGAAATAGGTTTGTTTTAATGAACTTACGCCACCAAATAAAACAGGTTACTAAGTATCATAGCGACATAACAGACGGCTACCTATTAAGCGAAAAGCAGTTAGATCGAATTATGGAGTTAATAGAAAATCACTACAAAACACTTGCATAATAACTAGCATACGTTTATAATTAAAGTACATTAAGAAAGGTTTAAAAATGGAAGAATTAAATAAAAAGCTAATCGAGATACAGCAAACACTGGTTGTATTGAAAGGCAAGCATAACTCATTCGGTGGTTTTGATTACCGGTCTAATGAGGATATATTAACGGCTGTTAAGCCACTACTTAAAAAGCACAATATAATTTTGTTGCAGAATGACGAAATGGTAGCAGTAGGAACAAGACACTATATTAAAGCCACTACAACAATCAGCGATGGCAAGAATGAGATTAGTGCTACTGGGTATGCTAGAGAGCCTGAACAAAAAAAAGGCATGGACGATAGCCAACTAACAGGCTCAACAAGCTCATACGCTCGCAAATACTCAGCTAATGGACTGTTTGCAATAGATGACAATGTAGATGCAGACACAACTAACTCTACTAGCGAACCTGAACTAACTGACAAACAAATCAAGGATAAGCTAGAGCTAACAACATCAGTTAGAGATATGGCTTATTTGTTTAACAAGCTTACAGCCGATCAAAAGATTGATAATCAAGACATGTTCACAGCTCACAAAGAAAAGATTGAGGCTAAGAATGTCTAGTATAAAAAAATATTTATCAGATGTAGGGGCAGCATTTGAGGGTCTAATCTTGGTTCTTATAGATAGAGCTAGAGGCAAAGAACTAAATCTTGACTATATCAACGAGTATAAAGAGCAGATAATCATGCACAAAAATTTATCCGGCAAAGCATTACTAGCTGATGAGGTTATAGTCATAGAAGCTTTAAAGGTATACAACAAGCTTGTAGCTTATGGATTTAAAGATGCGGATATTCTTATCCGAAATTATATAGAAAAAGGTGGCAATAATGGCTAAAGAAATAGATGTAGAACAGGGTAGCAAGGCTTGGTTTGAGCTTAGGCTTCCAAGAGCTACAGCTTCACACGCTCATCAAATAATGGCTGGCAATAGCACAATTGCTTACAAAAGCTACAGAGCTAAACTAGCCACTCAAAAGTTCACAGGTAAAGAGATTGAGGGTTATTCTAATGACTATATGGACGATGGCACAGCAAACGAACCAGTCGCTAGACTAATGTACTCAATGCAGACAGGTCATAAAGTTCGAGAGAGTGGCTTTTGGGTGCATGATAAACATGATGCCGGGGCAAGTCCAGACGGAATTGTAAACGAGGAATTTGGTTTAGAGATCAAAACTCAATTACCACATATTCATTTAATGGCAAAGCTCGACAACTTCATTGATAGTAAGTACAAAAAGCAAATGGACTTCCAGATGTGGATCACAGGCTTTAAGAAGATTGATTTTGTAAGCTACAGTCCACTAATTGATGATGAGTTCTTACAGCTTGCAATCGTAACTTATGAGCGTGATGAAGCTAGGATCGATGCCATAGAAGATCAGACGCTTGATCTATTGGAAGATGTTAATGAGTTCTACGATAGAGTGCAGGAGCTTTCTAATGTATCCAAGTGACATAGTAAAAAAGATAGATATTGAGCGTGACGCAATTGATTGGTCAAATATTAAGTCGCTGATGCGAGCCGAACAACGTATCGCAACTTACAATCACATGATAGCCGAAAAGATAGCACCACTACACCGATTGGCTACCAGTATAGATAACGAGTCATATTTTAAGTATCGGGAAACAACTCTAGCTGATGGCAAGAAAATGTCACAGGGAGATAGCGAGCGAGCCGCTAAAGTTGATGCTAATGATGCTAGAAAAGAATATGAACTATGCCTATATGTATTCAAAGGTACTCAAGATTTAATGATAAGTATTCGCAGAAGATTAAAGTATTTTGAAAACGAAAGGTACGGTGACAAGTGACAAAAAACCAAGCCAGAAGCATAGCGATCACAGCACTAAGCGACATGACTAGCGAAGCCGAACGCCAGATGCGTAGAGAATGGAACGCCAAAGGTGGTCGCATCAGTAAGCGAGGCAAAGACCTGGGCAAACGCAAGCCTAAGCACAACATCATTCACAACTGCACAATCGATGGCTGTAACGGTAAGCATCACGCCAGAGGATTGTGCAACAAGCATTATTTAAGGGTAAGGAGGGCAACGTGAGTAAGCAATCACAGGGATCTAAAATAATTAAATTGCTAAAGAAATACAAAAGAGGCGTGCCGAACTATCGGTTGTCGCAATGTGCGCTCAAGTACACCAGCGTGATTAGTGAGCTGAGGCGTGATGGTTATAACATCTATGCCGAGCGTCAGTATCGCAATGGTCGAGCAACCGGCACTTGGTTATATTATTTAAATGATGAAGCAATAAAGGGGAATAACGATGACTAAAGACAATAAGAATAACACAGGCGAAAATAACTCTAAATACAGGAACTCTGGAGACAGGAACTCTGGAGACAGGAACTCTGGAGACTGGAACTCTGGAGACATGAACTCTGGATACAGGAACTCTGGATACGGGAACTCGACCAATCGAGAAACAGGTATATTCAACACCACTCAAGGAAAAATAAGGTGCTTTAACCAAGAAACAGACTTATCTTGGGATGATATAGACCACCCAGAGTTTAATAAGTTCTATTTGAATAAATGGATACCAGAAGCAGACATGACAGATGAGCAGAAAAAATCAGATCCAGAGTTTTACATCAGAGGCGGATACCTAAAAACTTATAGTTGGGAAGAAGCTTGGGCTAATTACTGGCGTGACAGTGATGAAGAAGAAAAACAAAAAGTATTAAATCTACCAAACTTTTCCTGGGACGTATTCACTGAGATTACTGGTATAGATGTCGAACAACCAAAAACAACAAACCCACCAGAAATAACTTTTGACGGTGCGACTTATGTATTAAAAGAAGCAATAAAGGGGAATAAGTAATGGCAGGAATCAAAGGCGAATATATATATGATGAAGATGGAAATATTATCGGTGCTACTGGTGGCAAGCTAACCGCACTGAACAATAAGAAAAAACACGGAGCAGATTACTACTCAAAACTAGGTACAAGAGGTGCTGAAGCCTACCGAGAGCGACAAGCTCAAGGTATAGCCAATCCTAGAGGGTTCGATGCTAACAGGGAATTGGCTCGTAGAGCTGGTTATCTTGGTGGTCGCATCTCAAAACGTGGACCAGCTAAGAAAGTAAGCGATGACTAAACCAGATGAGTTAAACACAGAAAAATCAAGCTGGGTATGGATGCCCCACGCAGGACACTTCCTCTTGGGCGATAAATGTCGCTTCGTATTAAACACTTATGTTGGCGATTATATCGTCTCGACTATTGGCGAATTGTGGAGCGACCAGTCAGTTCGTCGCATCCACGCATCAGTGCATGGTGACGTTTACAAAACAACTTGGTATAAAGAAAATCAGCATCTTAAGGGCGATGATTTTGATGCTGCCTATATGAAAAAGTATGGTTTTGAGGATATTGGAGCTGGCAATCGTAAATATGAAACAATGGTTTTCAAGGCAAGAAAATCAAACGTCAAGTGCTGTCCATACGAAATGGCATCTAGCGAAGAGCAAGACTTTCGTAGCTGGGCAAGTGCCGAAGAAGCTCGAAAAGGTCACATGGAACTTTGTGATAAATGGAACTTTGATTACGCAGAATTCGAATATACCTTGTTTCGTTACAGAGCCGATGAAAGTAAACAAGAAATAAGTCATGGTGATCTACACTGGGCGACTGTCACGGCAAGACATCTTGGTATAGATGTACCTAAAGAGGTGAACAAGTAATGAGCGATGAATTAAAAATCTGGATATTCTTTATATCTATATTTCTAGCCGTACCTAGCTGGGTAGTTTTAATATACTTAAACCCAACTAACACATTCGTAATTTTAGTTGCAACAATAGGCTTATTCTCGATACTTACATCAATAGTTTTAATGGCAACAAAGAGGTCAAAATGAACGAAATGAAGAATAACAACGATACAACTAGAGAAGATATAAAACATATCATTGGTGCTTGTGTCTGCAAAAACGATGATAAGACTTGCTGGTATACACATAATGCACAAGAAGTAGAAAACGATGGTACAGTGCAAGACAACCAAGTAGATGCTATTTTGAATCTAATACTCCAAGACAGAGAGAGTGCTGTAAGAGAAGCTAAGCTTGAAGCCGAAGCCAAACAAGCCATCCAAGCCCACATCGACAAGAAAGTGGTTGAGGTGCTGGATAAAATTAAGTTGCCTGAGAAAGAGGATTTTCCTGAAGATTTTGATATTGATGACCCTAAAACTAAGCATCTAAAAGACCCTAGCGGTAACATAGAATGGATAAATGGTAAATATCCTATACCTACTGCCAAAGGCTTTAGAAAAGATAACCAAACCCCACAACCAGATAATGCAGATGAGATAGAAGATATAATTGATGTATTAGTTGCTAAAGTTATACATCTTCCTCAGTTCGATAATCCGAGTACATACTGGAAGCAATTAAACAAAGAAAAAACTCAAGCCGAACAAGCCATCCAAGCCCACATCGATAAGAGAGTTAATGAGGCTCGGATTGATGAGTGGAAACTAATCAGCGAAGTGACGCACTCAGCCAATCTAGTAGCTTGTAGTTATTTAGGTAAAGCTAGAGATGAACGTATTAAAAAATTAAGGAGTGAGTTATGAACAACTGTAACGTATGCGAGAGACAAGAAATCAAAGCTATGAGAGCAAGTAAAGACTACAAGCAGACTGAGAACGGACTAAAGCTAATCTCATGGGTATCAGTTATCCTAGCAGGGTTCGCTACACTAGGCATCTTGCTTGATGGTGGCGATGGCTATGCGTTTTTCGGCACGATTTTATTCGCATTAAACGGTGGATTAGGACTTCGGTATATCCACTTGAATAAGGAGTGATCATGGTACGCACACAGTTCTTAGAGAATTACCCTCTGTTTTACGAGCAAATGCCATTCAATATAAAGTCACACTTGACAACTAAACGTAAGCGTGATAGTATTAAATCAGCTCAAAAAGCTAAAACAAAAATAACTAAAAAGAAAGGTCATCAAATGACTAAACCAAATACAAAAAACATCAAACAAACAGCTATACGCTTCGGCTCAATAGCACTAATCATAGCTCTAGTAGCAGTATCGATTTATCTCGGCATTCCTAGACTTACGTTTAATGACGTGCTAAGTTTAGCATCGTTAATAGCTGCGATAGCATTGCTTATCAAATCTATTAAATAATCATTATGAAAACAATCATCGGGGCAACTTTGCTAGCCTTAACGGTTAGCTTAACTCCACAAACACAACTAACACCGGAAATCGAGCAACCATTAGAACGCATATCGACAAAGGCTACAGTAATCGAACAGGGCGATTTTAAGCCTGTTGCATTGGCAAGTGCTAAGGTTGTCAGGTCTGAGCCTAAAAAGCCAACACAAGACACGCAAACGAGTAATGCGAGTGGTTTGATACAAGGTGAGTGTTCAACTAAGCAAGGTAAAGAATACATATATTGTAAAGAGAGCCGAGGTAACCCAGCAGCGATCAACGCTGGAGGCTGTCGAGGATTAGGGCAAGCTTGCCCAGGAAGTAAACTACCTTGTTCAGATTCTGATTATTCATGCCAAGATAAATGGTTCACTAACTATATGTTAAATAGATACCGCTCTTGGAATGCTGCCGTAGCATTCCACAAGGCTCACAACTGGTGGTAAACACAACCCCACTAGAAGAAGTAGAACAAGCTAACTTTGTCGATTGGCTAGAATTACAAGGCTTAAAGTTTAGTGCGACAGCCCAAATACATGCTATAATAAAGAGGTAGTTTAGGGCATGCCAAATCAATTGATTATGAAACTCGCTGACAGCCCTAACTGTCAGCGAGTTTTGCTTTAGGGAGCAACTATGAAAAAAACATGCAAAGCAGAGTTTTGTACCAGTATAGGTACAAAACACAAAAACGGTAACTATTATTTAGCTAAAAGCCTGTGTGCCAAACACTACAGTAGACTAAGCCGACACGGAAATGTAAATGATAAAAGCTACCATGATAAGAGACCAGCAATTATAAGAAACGGCATGACACTTCTTGAGATAGGCATTAATGCAAAAGATGGCTATGCCATAATAGACAATAAGTTTAGACATCTCGAAAAGTATAAATGGTGGAAAAGTAATACAGGCTATGCCGTAACGTCTTTACGTAACAATAAGAAGATGTACTTGCATCACATGATTATAGGTAAACCTGTCAGACCGACTGTTACTGACCACATAAACCGTAATAAACTTGATAATAGAATTGCTAACTTAAGGCACACAGATTATTCGACTAATGTTATCAATACATGCTTGAGATCGGACAATTCAACAGGGCACAGGGGTGTGTACTTTGTAGACAGACCAAAGCCATGGTATGCGATTGTATATAGAAAGAATAAAGTAGTATATTCCAAGTGCTTTAATACTCTAGAAGATGCTGTAGATGCTAGAAAGGAGTTTACCTATGGTTATGACACCGTCTGAGTATGATGAAGCTAAAAACTTCCACCAGTGGTTATCAATTAAAGACATCAAGCATAGTGCTATACCTAACGAAACAGGCGGTAGCCCAGAGGCAAAACGTCGTGCAATAAGAATGAAACGACAAGGTACGTCAAGAGGAGTGCCAGATTATCTAATACTAATAGCCCCAGAACAATCTAAAGATGGTGAGGGTTATTGCTTATTTATAGAGTTAAAAAGACTTAAAGGTGGCAAGGTTAGTCCAGAACAGCAGTCATGGCTAGACGCTCTAAACCAAACACCAGTTCATGCTTATCTAGCTAAAGGCTGTGATGCGGCAATCAAGATTGTTGAACATTATCTAAAAGAACCAAAAAGCTTCAAGTTCTAACCAAGCCCAATAACTTCAATCGGGTCGGTATGACCCTCCATCCGTTCAACTACCTGCATCATTAGCCGACCATGAGCTTGTATATCTCGCTCTGTAGCCCCGGCTTGCCTAAACACCTCTTGCTCTACTACTACATCCAATATGTCATATTGAGTGTCGGTATCGTACAGTATCTCTACCTGATGAACTTCAACCCAATCTGTATAGTCTTGTAGCTCAGACATCTTATTAAGTGCCAGCCCTCATCTTATCAAGAGCCTAAACGTTATGAGATTTTTATGTTTAGATCAAATAAGAGCTGGCTATTCTATTCTACCTTACGGCTCATGATTATGTATAGGATACATGCTGCACCTAGTATATAAAGCAATACGCTCATATCTCTGACTCCATAGGAGGCTCTAGGGCAAGCTCTTGCACACGAAAGGCTAAATCTACCATGACTGCACCATGCTCGGCTACACGATGCTCAGGCACACCCTCAGAGCGTAAATAGTCCTGTTCTGATAGTACGTCATAGACATTGTAGTTTAAGTTCGGGTCGCTTAGGACTCTCTGTTCGTGCTGGCTATACCAGTCTATGTACTGTTCTTGCTCACCAGATAGGCGTGACATCATGACCTGCCAATCTTTCATCAATCTCATCTCTAGCTGCCGATGCAATCGCTAATGCACCCATTACGGTTTCACTATCTCTGGTTGGATGGTTTAGGAATTGCTCCATCGCCTCTCGGTTTTCTGGTGACCAGCCCTCGTTATCCATGTATTCAGCTAATTGATCGTCTGGATTTTCCATTACTCACCCTTTACGTTAAGTGCTGCCAATCCATTGACAAAAGCCGATAGCCCAGTCCATAGCTCAAGCTCTGCTGAACCGATAACTCCGACTGTCGATAGGTAGGCTATTACCAGCGAACCAACACCAGTGAATATATAAATCCCGAACCGTACTTTGCTGGGTAAATTAACGCTCATAACCATCTCCTCCTTAAAATCCTATTACGAACTCTATCTTCCCACTTCATTTCTTGAACTTGTTAAAAATATCCAGCAAGGCATCAACGAAACCACTCTTAACTTTCTCATGCTCTTTAGCATCAGCTTCGGCTTTGTCCGACTGAGCCTCGAGTTTAGCTAACTTAGCTAGGACTTTAGCATCTTCAATCTTGTCATCAGCAATTGCTTTTTTGAGTGCTGCTAGTTCTTTATCTTTGGCTTTGACCACGTCTTGCAAGCCATAGATTTGTTTATCCCATCTATCAGTAACGGCAGTTTTACCGACATTCTGCCAGTTTTGCACCGTGTCAGCTTCTTTGTTGTCTGATAAATCTTCAATATATTTCAGGGTATCTTTGCCGACATATGAATTAAATACAGGTCTGCCTATTTCACGCCCTCTAACTTGATGATGTAGTTTGTTTAGTCTGTTGTACCAATTATTTCCGCTTCCTATTTTCACTCCACTATCCTCCTTTTTAACTGGTGTATTAGTTATATGCAACTCTGGGTTAGATTCTACACCGTTTATATATAGGCTCAAGTGAAGATGCACGCCCTGTGCATTGCCAGTCTGACCCATAACACCTAGTTTCTGACCTGCCTTAACCGTCTGACCGTTTCTGACTGAGATACTAGCCAAGTGTCCATAGAGCCATCGCTTGTTGCCTGAGTAGAGATTGACGTAATTGCCAGCTCGACTCTCTGAGCCTGTCTTAACTGTACCGTCTGAGATAGCAAAAACATCTCGAGGGTAAGTTACACCACCGACATACCAGCCAAAGTCTGTACCAGTGTGAGTAGGTCTGTCCTTAGTACGCCAGCCTGACGTTTTCTGCTTCGGTGAGGTTACTGGGTAAGCCATGACTATCTCCTTTTCTTAGTTTCGATCTGCCTACGCCCTAAGACTTCTAGCTCATCTTCGCTATCGTCTGCGAGCCTATAGATGGAGTATATCAGATACGCAAACAAGTAAACTGCCAAGGCGTTATTGATTAAATAAGCTGCCCACAAGAAAATATTGCTAACAAGTTCTCTCCAACCGAAAAAACCTAGGACAATTGCAATGTCTATAATAACTGGTAAAGCACTAAACACTATCGAACCGATAACCATATAATGAAGTCTCAAACGAAACTTAAAAACATCAGGGTCTATCGGTAGCTTCAACAGCTGAACTTGCCGATTAAATACTCTTGCCAATAATAGAAAGGATAAACCACGAATAACTAGCAAAGTCATAGCTAGGACTGCACCCCAAAACGGTATCATAAGTTCGCTCCATTCTTGCCACCAACAGCCCAGTAAATCTTCATGGTAGTTATATCCTGTATCGCCTCATTAAGTTTGGCGTTAGCTTTTTGAGCTTCGGCAAACTTCTTCTTGGTTTTCTCACGTTGCCGTTCCATCTCTAACTCTCGCTGAATTTGCTTCTGTATGAATGCTTCGTTTAGTTTAGAGTTGAACATACTATTTACTCCTGTTTTGACCATAGATAGCATCCGTTAAGTTTCTCAAAGTAGCGGCGGTTGTTGTACTAAGCTCCTGCAAAAGCTCGGAGTTTTTCTTGAAGTCATCATAGCGTAGTTGGTTTTGTTCTCTAGCGTATTCCGTAACTTTGTTCTTCTCGGCACGTTCTTTGAAGAATAACAGAATCATAACGCCAGTCGTGAAGCCTAGCCCTGCTTGACCTAGTGCTGATGTTATTGCTGCTTCCATTATTTCCTTTCTGGTGTTCGAGTGCTAGTAGACATGGTTAGGTCTTTGTGTATAGTAAGGTTGCGTATGCTGAATAACTTGATAAATTATCAGCCGTCGTGACTAATATCGATGTGTTGTTTATAACTATAGTAGACTGAACACTGGTAGAAGCCGTGTTTGTCCTCGGTACTGGTTGGTGCGAATTGCTTGAGTTAACCATCATCATCGAATAGTCGATGACGTACCCTAAAGATGATATGCCGTGGGCAACATTCTTATTGGTACTATTCGGCAATGCCCCGAAGTTGATGGTCTTCTTATATATCGTCTTCCCATCAATCCACTTAAACCCTGTATTTACTTCTGATGTTGAGTAGTCACCACCAAAAGCAGTTTTTTCTGCTGTTACCGAAGCATCGTTAAGACCAGTGCCAGCCGCTAAAGCTTCAACGTTTTCTACTATGTCATTTAGATCGCTAGCTGGTAGCGGGTCAAACGGTGTGAATACCATGGTTGGTACAGGGAGCGACATACTACTTAATCCTTTCTATCAATGCACGATCATTTGACCAGTTGTTTAATCTATATCTTAACGTAGCTGTTTGTATACCAATCTCATCAGCCCACTGCTGGAGAGTCTGAGTTATTCCTTTGTATGTTACCATCCTATTATTCCTCCTATTATTAGCTTGTGCTTTTGCGTCTGTCCATCGACAGTTTTCTGGAGAGTAACCTTTATCGTTATCTTTTCTATCAATGGTCAAATCATCACTATACCCGTTCAACTTAGCCCAAGCCGAAAAGTTTCTATAGTCCTGCCATTCAGCACAAACTTTAATGCCCCTACCGCCATAAGCTTTGAAGTTTGAATCCTTAGGGTTTTGGCACCGTTGTTTCATCTTACCCCAAATGCCGTACAGTCTTGTACCAGAATCACCATGTGATTCGTATTCGAGATTTTTGACAATTTTTGACCTGCGAACTTCAAGGTAGTATCGCCGTTTATTTGCAGCAACACAAACCTTGCATTTACGAGAAATAGAATTATTACCATTTTTAGAAAATGACGTATTTTCAACAGAATAAGCATGACCTTGTGGGCAAGCATTCTTCCGGACATTTATGTGGTTCTTGTTAGATACCCCAGCCATTATTTATTCTCCTCTGTTTTAATATTCATAATTTTATTCTCCTATCTTTAATTATAACATTTACTATGCTGTTAAATTGAACATCTCATTTGAATAGACTACAAAATAAATATCTTGTGAATAATATGCACTATCTCGTATGGCAATATTATTTTCTCTAGTGTAATAGCTAAATCTGATGTCTATAACCTCTATACCGCCACCAACAATTACATTCTCAACATTTATTATCGTACTAATTCGCAAGTTACCATTTATATCATTATCTGAATATGGCATAGAACGCCACTCGAAAAGACCACCGCCTTGACCGACATAATGTACAGCTCTAATATCTGGTATTATGCTTGTCGCTAATAAAGTATCTATTCTATAAGTGCCAGTAACCCTATATCCAGTCGATAAAGCACTAAAGCCTGACAACGTGATCTTATCTCTGAATAATTCTCTCGGAGTTCTAGGGTCAGTGTCAGTAGTAGTTTTTTTAGTTGATTGATATGATTCGCTCATGGTGCTAATACGTCCGATCCATCAAGTAGTGACATAGCAGTATCATCTGAGCTAAGTATAAAGAAGTTAGGTATGTTAAATACTTTGCCAACTAATCTTTGTGTAAACTTGCCACCAGATAAAATATTAGTAATTTTACTAATGACATACTCTTGATTAAGATTATCTACATTAACAGTCATAATATCATTAAGTTGCAAAGCATAATTACCTTTTACTTCTAGCTCAATAGTGTTTGTGTAGTCGCTATAATAATTAAGAATTGTAAGTGCCAGAGATCTAGCAATATCTTCTGTTTGAACAAAGTTATTGTCAATTGTTATTATCTTTTCCTCAAACTTGTCTATTGAATCTTGATCACTTTCTTTAACGTAAATATTCTTAGTTACTTTTGCTGGTGTTCCATAGATCAATAAATCAGTAAGATACACTGTAGAACTAGAGCTGTTTGTAATTTCTACCTTAACAGCCGTTGTAAATAGATCAGTATCAGTAATGCTAAGATCTGAGGTTTGATCTGTACCTGAACCGTCTGCAAGACTATTACCTGTGTAGGTTGTTATCGTGTCTATGGTAGTCACAGGGTCGGTGAAATCAAAGAAACGGACAGTTGAGCTATTACCTGATACTGCAATAGCTTCGGCAAGATCAAACATTAACTCATTACCCTGCACTTCTCTAACCTGTGATTTAACCTCGACAGTATTGATGATTGTATCTTCATTAGATAAAGTTAGATCAATTACTTCTGACTTATTAAATGTGATTACTGAATTGCCAGAGCCTCTAGTACGATTCTTAAATCTAATCACTCCTATTTCGTCCATATATAAAGCACCGAGTTCGGCTTGCATGATAGGTCGGATAGCATTGCCAAAGGTAGTTCCCTTTTCAAAGTATGTAAAAGCTATAACATTAGTTGAAGTGTCTAGATCATATTGGCTAGGAGTTAAGCCGATCAAAGTAAATAATTCTTCTAGTAATTCAGTTGTTGTTATATCCTGAAACATAATTGTTTGATCTATGTACTTACCAAATATGAAAGACAAAAAGTCTGTAGCATGAAGTTTAGCTGTATTACCTGAGTAATCTGTCAGTGGAGTTTTAGTAGTCAATCCAACGAATTGAGGCAAATTAATGTTATTGAATCCAGCTAGTATCCTTAAAGGTCTGCCGGGTAAAATATTAGGTTCTAGTGGGCTACCTGAACCAACTGTAAAATAATTATCATAGTTGTTTAATGTAATATCAGCCATAGCAAGATTAACTGAATATGGTACTTCTTCTTCTCTGCTCCACTCCATACTAATAACTCGATCAGTGAATGAGCTGTAGTCATATTTAGCAGATTCCTGAATAGGGTTATCATCAGACGGAGCAAGAACATCTACCCCATCAAGCAATGACATAGGCGTAACATCTGAACTTAAAGTAAAAAACTCTATATTAGGATCAAATGTTTTATCCCATGACATACGCAACTGCCATGACAGAGGTCTAACATGACCACTAGCAAGTGCATCATATTGTGCAGTTGTAGTTTGCATCAGCTACTTCCGTTATCTAGTTGATCTGTAATCCTAAATATAAACTGAACATTCTGAACATCGCCACAATTAGACCAGATATTCTTTTCGTTAATGTACATTCTGACTGGTGCATCTTCTAGGCTGTAAAATGGGATAGATAACAACGGATACTCGAATAATGTGAACTGTGAGTCATATATTGCTCTCAGAACGTTGTATTGGTCTTGTGTAAGGCTTCTGTAATTAAATGTCCATGAATGCTCAACTGAAACAAAATCAGTATAGAGATTGCCGTCTAGCGTCTGAATGTCAGTAGCGTTTTCTTTTGGCGTGTTTAAGAAGTCACGCTGGATTGTTGGCATAGCCGAGCCGTTAAGTGTTGCGGTTATTATAGCCATTAGATATTGCCCCCTCCGATTACTGGTTGTTGTTTGGCTTGTAGTTCTTCATTTATTGATCTAACTAGATCTTTAGCAATATCTCTAAGGTCTGAGCGTGATCTAGCTATAATGCCCTCTGGGTTTATTGTTATGTTGATGTTAGGATTTGAAGATTGTTGCTGATTTCCTTGATCTGAACTTAAACTAGCATCTATAGATGGGCTTATAACATTTGCACTAAGTCCTGCAACTGCTGAATCAACTTGACCCATTCCTGCAGAAATACCGCCAACAAGACCCTCTGTGATGTTCGTACCATAACCAGCAAAAACTTTAGATGGGGACTTGATACCTAAGAATCCTTTGAAAGCTTCTTTAGCACCATTGGCTATAGATTTTATTGCATCGACAACCCTGCCGGGACTAGCTTTTATACCAGCTATCAATCCGTTTATTAAATCTTTACCAGCACCAATTAACAAGCTACCAAGATTTCCTAGTGTATTTTTAATTCTTCCCGGCAAACTAGCAACCCAGCTTATAGCTGTTGATATTGCACTTCCAACACCACTAGCAAATGATCGAAAAGCTTTTATTGCACCATTAGCAAAATTAAATATTGCAGTATAAACCTTACTCAACCAGCTTATAACTTTTATTACAGCAAATGTTATTGCTATAAGTGATGCAGTAGCTATAGCAGCAGGAAGAACAATTCCCACTGCAAAAGCTATTGCTAGAGCTTTTAGTGCTGGTATAACAAAACCATCAATCTGTTTCCACAATGGCATGAATGCTGCCCACGCTTCTTTTAATGAGCCAATCATATCGTCTATTGCAGGTTTGAATACTGATGCTAAGAAACTACCAACCTGTTGTATCGCACTCCAGAATTTCATAACTGTTGGCTCTAGTAAATCCCAATTTTGTTTTATTAAGCCTATAGCAGCTCCAACTAATGCAAATACTGCGATAATTCCAGCCATAGCAGGAGTTACAAATCCAACGATCACTGTACCTAAAGCCACTAGTCCAGCTATAAGAACTCCACCGATTATGCCAGCTAATGAATATAGTAAGACCTGATTATCAGCTATGAATGCAAAGAACTTACCAGCTTGATTCAAGCCAACTTCCAATACCGAGCCAAAACTAGATACAGCATTAGAAATCTTTTCTTGCCCTGCTTGTAGATCACCATTGCCTAAAGCTCTGACTATTCCCTCCATACCTCTAGTAACGGCATTGTTAAGGTTGCTAAATGATGTGCCTATTCCACCAGTCTTAAGTCTAGCCTGTTCATCTAGTGATGCTATTCCACCACCACCCTCTTTATTTAGTCTTATAAGGTCATCTAGTAACCTCTGAGGATCAGTTCTATATAATTCTCTTAATCCCTCTTTGGTTAAACCTGTTTCTTTTGTTAAAGCTTGTAAGGCTGTAGGCATATTAGCAGCAATGGAGTTCCACTCTTGACCCTCAATTTTGCCCCTAGATAGTGCCTGAGTTAATTGTATAAATGTAGCTTGAGCTGCTCCAGTTTCAACACCTGCTGCAAGCATGGCATTATTAAAAGCTAAGAATCCGTCTGTTGCTGTGCTTATATCAGCACCACCAGCGACTAATGACTGAACACCTGCTGCCGCATCTTGTAAAGATGTAGGCAAACCCTCTAATGACTTAGATAATTTTTGAGTAGAATCTTGAGCTTCTTTGCTTGATGCCCCTAATGCTTGTAGCACTCTAGGAAAAGCGACCAATGTGTCGATACGCTTAACGGCATTACCAACATTCTTAACAATTAAAGCCGTTACTGCGACTGTAGCTGCTGCCAAAGCTGCAATACCAACTTTAGATACAGACATAAACCCTTTATTCAAACTAGATGTAGACTTAGTTCCAGACGATTCCATTCTGGAGTTGGCTTGCTCAATCTCTTTTTCACCTTGTTTATATCCTGAGGTGTCAATTTTGGCTAGCAGCTCTACTGTTCCAATTGTTGTCATTATTCATCTACTTTCATTTGCTTAATAAGATCTTTAGTTAAAGTATTAAATGCTTGTGATGGTTTTTTCGCTGCGGCTGAACCAGCTCCAATGAGTGCTGATTGTGCATCATGGAACATATCTCTAGCTTTAAGTTTTCTTGATGCCTCAATTAAAGTTAGCATTTCAGCAGTTTCTATTTTATCTTCCTTAACGTCCAGATATGCTTGCCAGCCGAATACAATTGCAAATTCTGTCATTAACAGCCATTCGTTGTCTACCTTAAATGAACCCTCTGTGCTAGCCTGATGTGCTTTGATCTTAGCTAGATCTTCAGGGCTTATATCATCAAGTTGTTGTTGGCGAGTCTTTGCGTCCATTAGCTTGCTCTTTTAAGTCCTCGAAAACTTGAACCATTATTGCAAGTGGCGTTTCTTCAACCCACTTACTAACTTCTGAGTTATTCTTAGTATTGTCTTTGAACATACTTTTAAATGTTTCGTAAACTACAAGTTCGTATGAATCATACTTATCAAGATCTTCTTCTGTTGCTGTTTTGTTTTCCACTTTTTGGTCTAACATTGTTAAGCGTCTTTGAGCTTGGCTTAATCGCATTTCAGTTCCTGCACCGGGAAGCTTAACAGTCCAAATCTTACCATCAACATCTACTTTACCTTGCTTATTGTATTTGCCAGTGTTGATCTTGATTGGTTCTGTAGCCATTTATTCCCCTTTTTATTAAGTATAACAGAATGGGGGCATTTCTACCCCCCACTAATTACGAGCTAATAGCTTCGTATTCTTCTGTTTCAGCGTTCCAGAGTGTAGGTTCTGTTAGGCTACCAGTTCCAATAATAACGATCTTACCATCGTGATCGTCACTTGGCTGTGCATTAACAGTGATCTCTACAGTTACAGGATCGTCTACGTTTTGCACGATCTCTACACTAGCTTGTACTGAGCCATTCGGTACGAATATATCGTTGTCCGAGTTAGGTTCGCAAGTATAGTGAACTACTAGAGGTGTGTTTTCTCTTAGCATACATTCAACGCCACCAAAAGCTGTTTGACCAGCTACGGTTGGTCGGTCTACTGATGCTGTGTACATGTCTGGTAGAATATTCTTCAAGTAATTCATGTTAGGTAGAGTTACATTAAATACAACCATAGTGTCATCGTATGTACCGCTAGGCTGTTTGAAAGTACCAGCTAAAGTCGGTACTTCTCTAGTTCCCTCTGTTAGTGTGGTTGTTACACCATCACTGCTTAAGTATTGGGCTGGAATAGTAACGCCATTAAGTGAAACGTCAGCTTTTCCTCCCATGTATGTTGTTGCCATTTTATGACTCCTTTTTATAGTTAATTTGACCGCTTATTACTCTCACTATTTTGTCCTGATCGTCTGCACCTACATTCTCAACTGAGCTAGTAGGCACGATCTGAACATCATAGTATCGAGTTGTTGAGTAAGGTGGAACTGTTGGAAGTTCGCAAACCTCCCCATAAGCCTCTTGTAGATACTCAAGTATATCTTCAAGCTTTTTAGAGCTTATTACTTTATTAGCATTCCGAGAGTAGATGTCAAATGCTTGGGTCTTTATGAACCGACCATAAGTCGATCCTCTCGGTACAATCCAAACACCATTCTTAGGGTTGCCTTGCGAATCAAGTGGAGCATCTTCCCAGAATAAATCTGTGTCGATAGTTCCAAAGCCCTCATTCTCTAGCAGTTTTAAGATGTGTAATACGATCATACCTTGCCTTTTATATTTGCTGAAATTGTTTGTATTAGTCCTCTATCATTATAGCAGTTTCGTCTTAAGGTAGTCTATTGTAGTATACTTAGAGTAACGAGAGGGCAACAAAAAGCCCCCTTGTGAGAGCTTAACCACAACAAGGAGACTAGAATGAGTATAGCAATACCCTGTAAGATAAACGATTGCGTAACCAAACATTTTGGATTAGGTTATTGCCAAAAGCATTATTCAAGATTAAAGCGTAATGGTTCGCCCACTTTAATAACAAATCAGGACGGTCTATCATATCACCCATTAAGACATTCCTATTCTCTTATGATAGACAGGTGTGAAAACTCTAAAAGTAAAAACTATAAATATTATGGTGCAAGAGGCATAACTATTTGTGAGCGATGGCGAGTGTCATTTAAAAACTTTATAGAAGATATGGGCGAGCGACCTTACGCTAAAACTCTAGATAGGATAGATAATAATGGCAATTATGAGCCATCTAACTGTCGTTGGGCTAGTCTAGTAGAGCAAAGAAGAAACACTAGATTGGATAAGAGAAATTTATCTGGAGTTAAAGGTGTTTACTGGAATAAATGGCAAAATAAATGGGGTTCATACATCTCAGTTAATAAAGCTCAGGTCAGTCTAGGATTATTTACAGATAAAGAAGATGCGATAAAAGCTCGTAAAGAAGCAGAGATTAAATATTGGTAAAACAAAAGCCCCTTTCGGGGCTTAGTTTGGACTAATACTTTTGTTTTTAACCAAGCTTGTTTCGGAAGTATTTACTCTTGTTACTTCGTGCTACTGAGTCACCAGCTTTCGCCAAGTAACCTTTAGTCTGTGGATTCTTTTTGTTTTCAAAGTGTCTACGGCGAGCATATGGCACTTTGCTTGAGCCAAACTTAACTCTGTAGCCGTTCGTGATGGGTTCAATAACGGCACTATTAACAAGATTGCGACTATCTACAGGAGCTAATATCTTAGCCCTGTTGTGAATATCAGTTGTCATTTCTAACAACGCTCTATCCATGCCAGCGACTATCTTACCTGACCAGTTTGGTTTCATGTTGACTTTTACAGACATTAGCTTGATCCTCCAAAATCAGCATAGCTGGTTTCTTGAAGTGTTGCTGTGAAGTGTTCCATTACACCATCGTGAAAGTTCTTGCCGCCAGTTTGCCCTATAATCTCATATTCTTTGTCGTAAACTAATACGCCATGTCCTACTAGATTATTAGCTAGTGGCTCTAAGAAGCTCTCAGTCGATCTAATGTGCAAAGTTGCGTTACTATCCTTAATTTCAAAATTATCCCCTCTAACCATATCAGAACGCAGTTTGTAGACACCTGTAGCCGTATGACTTGCAACAATAGTATTACCAGCAACGCCACCACGGGATATTTCCAAGAATGTGTAGTCAGTTAGATCAAACAGATCAAAAACTTCAACACTCATTTAAAGCCCCATGCTGTACGTTCGGCATATTGCACAAGCCATACTTAGCTATTGTCTTACGATTCTCAGCATAAAACTGATCATCTAAGTCAGCGTCAAGATCAAACTCGATTCTAAAATCCTCAACCTGTTTCTTGGTAACTGTTCCGTCAAACTTATTCTTAGTAGAGATAAGTGCAAACATTCTAGCCAGCAAGAGGTTTAAGTCATTAGGCACTATGTCGAATCCCCAAGTTGCAGTCACTTCGATTTCATCGTCTGCAAGAAACTTAGAACCTAACACTAGAGAGTTATACCAGCTACCTGTTCGCTTATCCCATTGTCGCAAGCTGTAATCGTCTGAGTCTTTTTCAACTTCATTAACTTTTACTTCTGTGACTGATTGGAATATATCGAGGTAAGCTGTGCTATAACCAGCTCTAGTATCAAATGTTCTAGCTTCTTCAACTTCGTTCAAAGTGATACAAAGCAAATCTTCTAGGTTCTCGGTTGCAATTTCAAGGTACATTGGGTAGTTATCATCTTCAATTGTCGTTAGACTTCGCCCTAAAAGGGCTGCCATTACGCTTTTATCCATTGTAACCCCCTTTCCTTAATTAAGAACTTGCTTCTGCACCGATAGCGACAGCAGCGTTAAGCTTAGTTACCGCACCACCAGCGTAAATCTCTTGTAGGTATTCTTGCTTGTTAGTACTTAGCAAGAAGTTAGTGAATGCTTCGATTGTGTTGTCACCAACAGTTGTGTAAGCACTCGGTACAAAGATGTAAGCATCGTTGTCAGTATCTTCATCTAGCCAGTCTGGTGAGATAACACCAGCAAAGCCAAAGACTCCAGCTACGTTAGTTCCCGGTTGGAACAAGTAACCACCGTTAACGCCTTGCTCTAGGAGTAGGTCAGTAAGGTAGTCAGTCTTAGCAACTAGGTACTTAGCACCCTCGGCTTTAACTAATGCTCGTGAACGGATTAGTGATTCATACTTAGTTTCAGAAACAGCAGGGCTGTACTGTGCAACGAATACTCCAGGAGTATCAGCAGCATCATCTTTAAGTGATATGAATGAAGCAATCTTGTAGTCAGAACCATCAGCACGACCATCGCCAATAACGATAGCTCGCTCAACTTCACGAACAATACGTCGTGGTAGTTCAGTCAGTACATAACTTACCAAAGCACCAGTGTCTCGGTTTTCTTTGATGTCCTCTTTGTTAAGAGTGATGTACTTGTAAATAAACTGTGGTCGGATAACTCGGTCTGCAAGTGTGATAAGTTCTTCACGCTTGGTAGCTTCGTCTTCACGGTTGTAACCAGCAGCTCGGCTGTTTTCGCCAGTAACGGTATCTCGTGTAGCTCGGAATACTGATAGACCAGTCTTGTTGACTAGATTCCAGATTTCACCACCTTGCTCAAAAGCATCTTCAATGCTAGTGATAAGAGCAGTTGGCAATAGGATTTCAGGGTTAGTGATACCCATTTTTACAAGGTGCTGTGACCATGCGTCTTTAACTTCTGTCGCTGTATTACCAGCATTTTGTACTAGAATTTTTGCGTAATCTTCGATAGATGCACGACTTTTTAGATAATCCTGTGCTTTAGCTTTTACTTCTACTGTAGCTTGTTTAGCTGGTTCGATGACTTGAGCCTGTGCAATAGGATCAGTTTTAACTTCTGACATTTCTGTCTCCTTTAATTTATTAGTTGGTTTATTTTCCTCAACAGGTTCAACAACCTCGACTGTTTCGGTTGTAACTTCCGTTACTTGTGTTTCTTCTTTGACTTCTTCTGCTGGAGCTTCGGTCTGCTCAACAGTTTCAGTTTCATCAGATTTATCCACATTTTCCTCCTCCTTATCGCAATTAGCGACTTTGGTTAGGTAGCTATCTAATGATGTTTTAGTGGCTTTCATGCTAAATGCAAAATTACCGCTCATCATGTTTTCAACTACAGGCTCGTCTTTCTCAGGCTTGCTAACTTCGTCAGCGAAACCTAGCTCGACAGCTTTATCTGCTGAAATCCATGTCTCATTATCAAGCATTGTCTTTATAGCTTCTGTGGTTTGTCCTGTTCGTTCTGAGTAGATAGTAACAATCCCATCTTCTACAGTTTCGAGCATTTCAATTGCTTTCTTCATATCATCTGCGTTGCCCATAGCGAGCATAGAAGCTCTATGAATCATCATGGTGCTACCAGTGGACATAATTATCTTATCTCCAGCCATAGCGATTACAGATGCTATTGAAGCAGCAAGTCCACTAACTTTAACCGTTACATTCGCATCAAGTTCTTTAAGTGCATCGTGAATTGAAACACCAGCCCAAACATCACCACCGCCACTATTAATGACAACGGTTAAGTCTTTACTGGTTATCGTCTTGAGTTCATCACGAAATGACTGAGGTGTAACCTCGTCACCCCACCATGACTCTTGAGATATTTCCCCATCAAGATACAAAGTAGAACCTGAACTATCGACTGCATTAGTCAATTTCCAGAACTTTTTAGGCATATACTGCCTTTCTGCTTAACTTATATTACTATTAGTCGACTGACTTGCTTGTGAATAAGCGTCTGCCTGTCTATATCTATTATACAGTATTCGCTACCAGCTACTAAGCAACGTTCGTTTCCAGACATCATCGCTAACACAAACATAAATATACGAGCTATCCCACGCCACCTGACCTTTGATACCAGTATCAGTAGCACTGCTAGGCGTTGCGTTGGTTATTAGTGGTACA